CAGGCGTGGCTTGGCTGGGCTAGGACTGGCGCGGCAGGAGTGGCGAGGCAAGGCGTGGCAGGCGGGGGTTGGTATGGCGGGGCGAGGCGGGGCAAGGCAGGGCAGGGCAGGCGCGGCGGGGCAAGGCACGGCAAGGCGTGGCGAGGCGGGGCGAGGCCGGGCGCGGCATGGCTAGGCGGGCAAGGCGTGGCCGGGCGAGGTTGGGCAAGGCTAGGCATGGCGTGGCAGGCACGGCGCGGTAAGGCAGGGCGAGGCGGGGCATGGCACGGCAGGCAAGGAAACAACGGTGGAACTTTGTATGGACTGCGAACGCGCCGACCGCGAGCTATGGCCGGTATACGGACGCGGCCTGTGCTGCCGCGCACGAATGGTGGCCGACTCGCCCCGAGTGCTCATGCGCGCCGCATATGACGCCGCCATCGACGGGCTCGACGACGCTCAGGTCGCGTGGTTGCGCGAGCGCGCATACGCGCTGATTGCGGCGAGCAAGGCCACGGAGGCGCAGACATGAGCGCACACGACACCGAGCAAGTCGTGCGGATGCTGGAGGCGGCGATGGCCGCGGCGCTAGCCGGCGGCATGGTCGGCGTCGTGATCGTGCTGACCGACCAGGACGGGCGGCAGTGGCCGTCGGGCTGGCGGCCGTTGCCGAGCGAGCAGCAGTCGCCGCGGCCGGTGGCGAGGGTGCAGTGAGCAGTCCGACGCAGCGAAGCCTAGCGCACCTTCGCGAGCAGGGCTACACGGCGGCCGTCGTGGAGCGGTGGAACTCGCACGCGCGCATCCGGCAGGACTTGTTCGGCTTCATCGACATCCTGGCGCTGCGGGATGGCGAGACGCTGGGCGTGCAGGCCACCAGCGGTAGCAACGTCTCGGCGCGCGTCGCCAAGATCGCGGAGCACGAGCTGGTCGGAGCGGTGCGAGCTGCAGGCTGGCGCGTGGAAGTCCACGGGTGGCGCAAGAACGCGGCCGGCCGGTGGGTGCTGCGCGTGGAGGACGTGTCGTGACCGACGCAATCGCCCACCGCCTAGAGCGGCTCATCCGCGAACTGACGAGCGACCGGCACGACATCGACCCGCCGGATCACGAGCTGCGCGCACTGCTGCGGCGCGAGCTGGACGACGTGCGGCTGTCGATGGCGCGGGCGGATGCGCTGCGGCTGGAGGTGCTCATCGACCGGTTGACGGGGGCGCAACGGTGAAACGCGGTGACGCCGTGCTGGTGCGGCGCTATGCGCGCCCTGGCAAGCCCCGCGCAACCGACGTGCCGACGATTGTTTACGGGACGGTCATCAAGGCCGTTTCGGGCGTCGTGTGGGTGGACGTCAACGGCGAAGTTGTGCGCGCGTGGCGCAGCCAAGTGCAAAAGGTGAGCAATGAACGACCAACGGTTGAGTTACTTGCTTGAATCGTGGCGCGACTGGATGCGTGAGAGCGATCACCGCGCGGAACTCGGCTACCCGTCGACCGCCGCCGGCATCCGCTGGCGCCCGCCGGGCGACTTTGACTCGATGGTCGCGACGCTCGACGACACGATGGCGCTCGCGGTCGACGCTGCAGTCGACTCGCTGCCCGCACTTGAGCGCGCAGCCGTCAACGCGGTCGTCATCGGGCCGATGCGCTGGAAACGCTACGAGAGCGTCTACGAGGTTTACCAGCGCGCACGCGGGCTGCTGAAGATCACGCTTCACGCTCGTGGCGTCGAATAATCTATGACATTTAGGCGTGGCATTTATGGCAGGCCCGCGTGATAATTGGTCCGGGTCATTGTCCCCGCAGTGGCCGTGTGCAGACTCCTCCTCGTTGTGAATCATGGGTTAACGCCTCGCAGTCGCGGGGCGTTTCTTTTTGGACGCGCCATGCCAAATGCCCGCAAGCCCGCGCCTAAGCGCAAAGCCCCGCCCGCGCCTGCGCCCGCCATGGCGGTCTGCAAGAGCTGCCCTAACCCGGCGCGCTGCATGAAGCTCGGCCGCTGTGCGAGGGCGATGTGATGAAGGGCAAGAAGAGTAAGGGTAAAGGCAAGGGCGGTAAGAAGCCTTACTGACCGGCGAGTCAATTACTTAGGTTGTAGAACAATGGCTGGCGCACCTGCTGGCAATCAGAATGCTCGCAACGGCCGAATCTGGCGCGACACGCTGCGCCGGGCGTTGCTGGCCGAGGACGCAAAAAACCTGCGGGCGATTGCCGACGCGCTGGTGACGAAGGCCACCGAGGGCGACGTGGCGGCAATTCGCGAGATCGGCGACCGACTAGACGGCAAGGCTGTGCAGTCGGTCGAAATGGGCGGCGTGGACGGCGGCCCGATCAAGGCGCGGCTTGAAGTGATCTTCCGCGATGCAGGCCGAGTTCCCGGCGAAACTTAAGTTCCTGTTCAAGCCCGCGCGATACAAAGTCGCCTATGGCGGACGGGGATCGGCGAAGTCGTGGTCTTTCGCCCGCGCGCTGTTGATCTTGGGCGCCGAACGCCCGCTGCGCATCCTGTGCGCCCGCGAGTTCCAGAACAGCATTCAAGACTCGGTTCACGCGCTGCTGTCCGACCAGATCCGCGTGATGGGGCTGGACGGGCATTACGAGATCCAGCGCACGCGCATCGTGGGCGCGAACGGCACCACGTTCGGCTTCGAGGGCTTGCGGCACAACATCGCGAGCATCAAGAGCTACGAGGGCGCGGACGTCTGCTGGGTCGAGGAAGCGCAGACGGTCAGCAAGGAATCCTGGGACACGCTGATTCCAACCATCCGCCGGCCCGAGTCTGAAATCTGGGTGAGCTTCAACCCGGAACTTGACAGCGACGAAACCTATCGGCGCTTCGTACTTCGCCCGCCGCCGGAAGCGGTGGTCGCGAAGGTGAACTGGGACGACAACCCGTGGTTCCCGGACGTCCTGGCGGCCGAGAGAGACCACATGAAGGCGACCGACCCGGACGCGTATCTGACCGTCTGGGAAGGCCACTGCAGGCAGGTGCTCGACGGCGCGATCTACGCCAGCGAGATCCGCGCAGCGACCGAGGCCGATCGCATCACCAGCGTGCCATCGGACAAGGCCAAGCCGGTCGACGTGTACTTCGACATCGGCTGGGCGGACTACACCTCCGCGTGGTTCGGGCAGTGGGTCGGGCAGGAATTCCACTTGGTCGACTACATGCAGGGGCACCTGAAGCCGTGGTCCGAGTACCTGGCCGACATGCAGCGACGCGGCTACGTGTATCGGACGGTTTGGCTGCCGCATGACGCGCAAGCCAAGGAACTCGGTACTGGCAAGTCGATTGAGGACCAGACGCGCGCTGCAGGCTACCGCGTCCAGATCGTGCCGGCGCTGTCGGTGCTGGACGGCATCAACGCAGCGCGCGAGCTGTTCAACCGCTGCTGGTTCGACGCCACGCGCTGCGCCGATGGGCTGCAATGCCTGCGGCGGTATCGGTGGGACAAGGACGAAGGCACGGGCGGCTTCAAGCGCCGGCCGCTGCATGACGAGTATTCGCACGGGGCCGACGCCTTCCGGTATGCGGCGGTCGCCGCTAAGCGCGATGTGAAGGCCAAGCCGATCGCGTACCCGAAAGTCTGGGCCGCATGAGTCGCCTGCTGCACGCCAAGGTCGAACGCTTGGAACGCGAGTTTCTCGCGCTGTTCACCGCCTACCAATCACTGCAATCGGAGCTAGCCGCACTCAGGTCCGCGTATGAGCAAAATGGACGACAAGGATCTGGTCAGGGCGATCGAGCACCTGGAGACGGCGGCCGAGGACGGCACGCTCGCGGACAACCGGACGCAGGCGCTTGATTATTACCGCGGGGAGAACGTCAACCCGGCGCCGGAAGGGCGCTCGCAGGTCGTCGACCGCAGCGTCTACGACGTCTGCGAATCGCTGAAGGGGCCGATCCTCAAGCTGTTCCTGAGCGGCGACGAGGTCGTCAAGTTCACGCCGCGCGGCCCGGAGGACATCCAGGGCGCCGAGCAGGAGACGGCTTACGTCAACTGGGTGCTGACTGAGAAGAACGACGCATTCAGCCTGTTCGGCGGCTGGCTGCATGACGCGCTGCTGCAGAAGAACGGCTACGTGCTCGCGTACTGGAAGGACGACGAGTACGAGCGCGAGAAGTACAAGGGGCTCTCGCTTGAGGAGTTCCAGGCGCTGCTGCAGTCCGGCGACGCGCAGCCCGTCGAGATCGCCGAGACGATCGACGACTACGGCACGCTGACCATCGACGCGACGATCCAGCGCACGACCGCGCAGGGCTGCGTGCATGTCGTCAACGTGCCGCCCGAGTCGGTGCTGGTCGACCCGAACGCCACCACGGTGTCGTTGGCGCAGAGCGCGTTCGTGATGCGCCGCGAGGACAAGACGCTGTCCGAACTTCGCGCGATGGGCTTCGACGTCGAAGACGACATCAGCGACGGCGGGAACTCGGTCGAGGACTTCGAGCGCGACGCACGCAAGGAGCGTAGCTGGCAACTGCACGACGAGGACGTCGAGCCCGATCCGTCGATGCGCCGCGTGAAAGTGCGCGAGTGCTGGATTCGCTGCGACTACGACGGCGACGGCGAAGCCGAGCTGCGGCACGTGATCGTGGTCGGCTCGACGGTGCTGCTGAACGAGGAAGCGGACTTGATCCCGCTCGTCGCATTCAGCGCCAAGCCCTTGCCGCACCAGCATTACGGCGAGTCGCTGTACGACGAACTCAAGGAAGTGCAGGACGCTAAGACTGCGCTGTTGCGTGGCGTGCTGGATGCGCTGTATCTCGCGAACTCGCCGCGACACGCGATCAACGCGGACAGGGTGAACCTCGACGACATGCTGGTGTCGCGTCCGGGCGGCCTGGTGCGCGTCGAGGGCGACCCGATGGGCGCGGTGCTGCCGCTCTCCGAGGCGTACAACCCCGCGCCGGCTCTGAGCACGCTTGAGTACATGGACACCGTTCGCGAGACGCGTACGGGCGTCACGCGCGTGGGCACGGGCTTAGATCCGAATGCGCTGAACAAAACGGCCTCGGGCATCGCGATGCTGCAGGGCGCACAGTCGCAGCGCATCGAACTCGTGGCGCGCTACTTCGCCACCGCCGTCACCGAGTTGTGCAGCGTCGTCCACGCGCTGACGCTGAAGCACTCGCGGCGTGCGTCGATCGTGCAGCTTCGCAACGAGTGGGTGCCGGTCGATCCGCGGCAGTGGACGCGTCGGAAAGACATGAGCATCAACGTCGGGTTGGGCACCGGCAACCGTCAGGAACAGATGGCCTTTTTGATGCAGATGCTGCAGCTCGCGCTCGGCCCCGGCGTGCAACTCGGGTTTAGCGCGCCCGACAAGCTGTACGCGATGTTGACGAAGCTGTCGAACGCGGCGGGCTTCAAGAATGCGGAGGAGTTCTGGGTCAACCCGAAGAACGCGCCGCCGCCGCAGCCGCAACAGCCGCCGCCGCCCGACCCGAAGCTGATTGAGGTGCAGCAGCGCGGGCAGATTGAGCAGGCGAAGCTGCAGCAGTCGGCGCAGTTTGAGCAGGCAAAGGCGCAGCAGGACGCGCAGATGGAAATGAGCCGCGCGCAGGCGGAAATGATGCTGGAGCGCGAGAAGGCGCAGATGCAGGCCGAGATCGCGCGCTACAAGGCCGAACTCGACGCGCAGGTCGCGCTAGAGGTCGCGCGTATCCGGGCGCAGGCGGACGTGATGCGGCCGATTAACACAATGGGAATGAGCGATGGGCTTTCGTAGTGAACGCACGGGGCTGATCCCCGGTAGCACGGCCGTCACCGTGCCCATGCTGTCGGTCGCTTACCCGGCGACGGTGGCCGTCTACCCGGCTTCGGGCTGCTCGATCACCTGCGAGTACACCGTGGACGGCGCGGCGTGGACGGCGTGGGCGAGCGGCACCGCGACGTCGACCGCGTATGACGTGCTCGACTCGGCGGTGCGTGCGCTGCGCTTCGCACGCACGGCGGGCAGCGCGACGGACTCGCGCTATCACGTGCTGCCGACGACGCGCGGCTAATCATGTTGCTTGCGCGGGGACCGTTCAAGTCTCGCGGCCCGTTCAAGGCCCGCGGGCCGTTCGCGGCGAAAGGGCCGTTCGGCTTCAATGACGGCTTTTCGCCCAAGCGCCTGTTCGCCGCCAACGAAGTCGGCGCATGGTACGACCCGTCCGACCTGACGACCCTGTTCCAAAACGCTGCCGGCACCACGCCGGTCACTGCGGTCGAGCAGCCGGTCGGGCTGATGCTGGATAAGAGTCAGGGGCTGGTGCTTGGCAGCGAGTTGTTGGCCGATCCGGGGCTTGATAATGCGGCGGCTTGGCAAACTAATGCCGGTGTAACAATTGCCCAAAGCGAGGCGGTATGGAACACCGCTGACACAAGTGTGTACATTCGCCAGCCGTCAATTCTTGTAGCAAACACGTATTACGAGTTTTCGGTTGTTTGTTCGTCTTACACATCTGGTTCTGTATTAGTCGCAATAGGTGACGGCGGTTCAACGTTGCCGGCCTATCCAATTAATAGCGTTGGTACCGTTCGGTTCAGGATTAATGTCACATCTTTTTCGGGGCGTGTGTGGCTGCTTACGCCAGTAGGCGGCGCGCAGCTTAGCATCAGCAGTTTCTCGGTTAAGCAAGTTACGGGCAACCACGCCAGCCAATCGACCAGCACGGCGCGGCCGACGCTGCGGGCAAGGTATAACCTGCTGACGTATTCGGAGGATTTTGCGAATGCGGCGTGGGTGAAAGCGGAGGTGTCTATAACAGCAAATGCGACAATCGCGCCGGATGGAACGCTTACTGCGGATAAGTTGATTGCAAGTACAAATTATGCATCCCATGCGATTCTTAGGACAGGACTACCCAGCGCAATCAATATTGCCTCGGTTTATGTCAAAGCGGCGGAATACTCATCTTTTGTCCTGTATACATCAGGAGCGGTTGAAAACGGCGCACGTTTTAATTTGTCAACACAACAAGTCACCAATGTTAACAATGGTGTTGGTTCAATTTCTGCTGTAGGAAACGGGTGGTATCGTTGCTCTGTTTATAGCCCAACCGCAGGAAGCATTTTTTACTTATACCCAAACTCAGCATCAGGCTTCGCCGGCAACGGAACTGACGGCATCTTCATCTGGGGCGCAGACCTCCGAGTCGCCAACGAATCCGCATCCCTGCCCGTGTACCAGCGCATCGCCGCAGCGACCGACTACGACACTTCGGGCTTCCCGCCGTATCTCGCGTTCGACGGCTCGGACGACTCGATGGCGACGTCGACGATAGATTTCACCGCGACGGACAAGATGTCTGTGTTCGCGGGCGTCAGGAAGCTGAGTGATGCTGCGCGGGGCACGGTGGTTGAGTTGACTGCAACGGCTGCATCGAACAATGGTGCGTTCCATATGACCGCGCCGAATGCGGCGAGCGCTACCTTTGCGTTCGAGAGCAAGGGCACGGTGCTGACCGATGCGGTGGAGGCCGATAATGTGTCTGCTTCGCCTGTTACGGCGGCCCTGACAGGACTCGGAAACATCTCCGGGGACTCGACGATCATCCGGGTCAACGGCGTGCAGGAAGACATCGATACCGGCGATCAGGGCACGGGAAATTACGCGAACGCGGCGATGTTCATCGGCGCACGCAACCAAGCCAGT